GCCGGGTGGTTATTCAACGGCGGTTCTTCACGGGAAGACATAGAAGACAACCTGGACATTTTGCGCCAGCGTTCCCGCGATCTGTACATGGGCGTACCGCTTGCAACGGGCGCGATCAAAACAATGCGCACAAACGTTGTGGGGCGCGGTTTGAAACTGAAACCCACGATTGATCGGGAAGTCCTGGGGATGAAGCCAGAAGCGGCGCACAAGCTGGAACGCAAGATCGAAAAGGAATGGGAACTGTGGGCGGATAGCCCAGACTGTGACGCGGCCCGCATTGATAACTTTTACGAACTGCAACAGCTGGCGTTTACCGCGTGGCTTATGTCCGGGGACTGTCTGGCGCTTATGCCAGTGAAGCCCAGGAAGGGGCAGCCGTATGATCTGCGGGTGCGCCTGATTGAAGCGGATCGCCTGTCAAGCCCTGGCGGGTATGACACGCTGGACGATCACATAATCGGCGGCGTGGAAACGGACAGCACCGGGGAAGTGGTTGCCTATCACTTTTCAAAGCACCATCCTCTTTCCCTTGCAAGTCAACCTATGGAATGGGTGCGCGTCCTGGCATACGGGGCCGCTTCCGGGCGGCGGAACGTGATCCACGTTATGAACCGCGAACGGATAGACCAGCGGCGCGGCGTTCCGTTCCTGGCCCCGGTCATTGAAGCATTAAAGCAGCTGGGGCGGTACACGGACGCGGAACTTGTGGCGGCGGTGGTAGGCGGCCTGTTTGCCGTGTTTGTGGAGCGGGAAGACGGCACGGAAGACATGGAAGGCGCGGTGGGAACCAACGTGCCCGATGAAGACCGCGTGGACGATGAAGACGAAACCAGTATTGAACTGGCCCCCGGCGCTGTCATTGACCTGCAACCGGGAGAAAAGGCGCACGCGGAACAGCCGGGGCGGCCTAACTCAAACTTTGCCGCGTTTGTTGAAGCAATTTGCAGGCAGATCGGCGCGGCGCTTGAAATCCCGTATGAACTGCTGCTGAAACACTTCACGGCCAGTTATTCCGCAAGCCGGGGAGCGCTGGAAGAAGCCTGGAAAATGTTTCGTATGTACAGAACGTGGCTGGCAACGGACTTTTGCCAAGTCATTTATGAAGAATGGCTGGCGGAAGCTGTGGCAAAGGGCCGCATACAGGCCCCCGGCTTCTTTTCTGATCCGCTGTACCGGAAAGCATACAGCAAGGCGGAATGGAACGGCCCGGCACGCGGGATTCTCGATCCCGTGAAGGAAGTTACCGCAGCGCAAAAGCGCGTGGAAAACGGATTCAGTACGCGCCAGTCTGAAACAATGGAAATGACCGGATCGGACTATTACGCGAATGTGGAACAGTTGAAGCAGGAAGAAAAAGAGTTAAGGGAGGTAAAGAAGAATGCCGCAGGGAGTAAGAAACCCGCCCCCCCAGGCGGGACAGACGGGAACGCCGCCGATGGGCAGCCCGCAGACGGGAAACCCGTACCAGGTGACAGAAAATAGATTCTGGAATTTCGTCCCGGCCACGGGAACAAAGCCGCCGGAAATGCTTCTGTACGGCCCGATCGCCAGTCAAAAAAGCTGGTGGGAAGACCGCGTAACCCCGGCACAGTTCAACCAGGAATTAGCCGCTATAGGGGATGTGGAAGAACTGGTGGTAAGGATCAATTCCCCAGGCGGTGACGTGTTCGCGGCGCACGCTATCTATTGCCGCTTGCGGGATATATCCGCAAAAATCAAAGTGAAAATTGACGGGTGGGCCGCCAGCGCGGCCACGATCGTTGCAATGGCCGGGGACGTTATCCAGATCCCCAGGAACGGCGTGTTTATGATCCATGACCCGGCAATGACTGTATGGGACACCTACAAGGCGGCGGACTTTGAAAAGCTGGCCCAGGAATTGAAGGTGATCAAACAGTCCATTGTGAACACCTACGCGGCCAGAACCAAAATGAAGGACGAAGACATAGCCGCCATGATGCAGGAAGAAACATGGTGGACGGGAGATCAGGCCGTGGAAAAGGGCTTCTGTGATTCTATCATGTTTGAAGCGGAGCCGCAGACGGTGATCGAGAACGCCCGGAAAGTCATTGTAAATTCCGTGCCGCTGGATCTGTCACGGTTTAAGACCGTGCCTACGATGTTGTTAAACAGCCCGGCCCAGGGCGGTTTACAAAATATTCACGAACCAGAAAAAGGAGGAAAACAGACAATGGATGAAATCAAGACCACGCAAGCCCTGGAAGCCAAATACCCGGAACTGGTTGCGGAGATCCGCACGCAGGCCGTGAACGGCGAACGGGCAAGGATTCAAGGGATCATGGACACCGCGCCCGCCGGGTATGAAAGCATCGTGGAAGATGCCCTGTTCAAAAACCCCGTGGACGCTGGGGCCGTGGCCCTTAAAATCGTATCGGCTATGAAGCAGGCGGGCAAAGAACACCTGGCCGGGGTTGCGGCTGATGCCGCCGCGTCCGGCATGGACGGCGTGGAGCCGGGCGGAACGCCCACGGGCGGCGCGGACGATGGCGAGAGCATTTTCGACAAGGCCATTAAGGAAGTTCTGTAAAGAGAAGGGAGGAAGCAAAAGTGGCCGATTTGATCGAGCGTAGGGAGTTTAACCCCACGAAGTTTTACGCTGGCGAATTTCCTGTTGTGACCGAAACGGGAACCGCTGGCGGCGCGATTGCCCTGCATGATCTGGTTATGTCCAGCGACAAGGGGGTTGTCAAGGCAACCACGGAGGGCATTGCAAACGTGGTGGGCATTGCCGTAAGCGCGGCGGCAGCCGAGGGCGATCCCGTGGTGTACATTCTGACCGGGGAAGTGTTCACGGATTCTGTGGGCCTTAACGGCATTGACCCGGCGGCAGCAAAGGCGGCGTGCCGGAAACTGTCTATTTTCTTGAAGTAAGGAGGAAGAAACGATGCCTAACACTGTAAGCATTTACGAACCCCGTACCATGATGGGCGTGATCAGGAAAATGCCGCCCGTCCACACCTTCTTCCGCAGCACCTTCTTTTCCAATGAAAAGACGTTCACAACGGAAACCGTTGATATGGACTATAAGAAGGGTGCGCGGAAGCTGGCCCCCTTTGTATCCCGCACAGTAGGCGGAAAGATCGTTCCCAACACCGGGTACGAAACCAGGACGTACAAACCCACGCTGATTGTGCCGGATAAGATTACAACCATTGATGATCTTCTGGCCCGGCAGCCCGGCGAACAGCTGTACAGCGACAGAACCCCGGCGCAGCGGGCAGTTATCAAAATGCGCGAGGACTTCACGGATCTGCGGGAAATGATCGTGCGGCGTGAAGAATGGATGTGCGCCCAGGCCATGCTTACCGGAAAAGTCATTGTGCTGGGCGATGGCGTGAAGGACACGATCGACTTCCATTTTACGAACCTGCTGGACATTTCCAAAGACAAGGTGAAGAACTGGAAGAACGGCACGGGCCAAAACAAGTACGCTGATCTGAAAGCCTGGCATGAGAAGGTACAGAAGGACGGCTTTACCAACTGCAACGTGTGCATTATGGCTTCCGATGTGGCAACGGCGTTCCTGATGGACGAAAAGATCCAGAAGCTGCTGGACGTGAAAAACTACGCCCTAGCGGTGATCAAGCCCACGCAGAAGGAAAACAATGTTACCTATATCGGCACGATCCATGAACTGGGCCTGGATTTGTACCAGTACAACGAATGGTACGTTGACGATTGGACGAACCCGGAGGCCCCCGTGGAACTGCCTATGGTGCCAGATGGCACGTTGATGATGGCAAGCACAAACGCCCGCTTTTCCATGTACTACGGCGCGATCCATATGCTGAACCAGAAAACGGAGAAGTGGGAAACCGTGGCCGGGAAGTATGTGCCCGATACTTTCATCAAGAAGCGCCCGGATCGCCGCTTCCTGTCCCTGCAAAGCGCCCCCGTGCCCGTCCCGCATGAGGTTGACAGCTGGATCACGGTAAAGGTGATGTAATGGACTTCAAAGCACAACTGGCGGCGGATATGCGGGTATTTCATAACCCCGCAGAATTTGCCACGATAGCGGGCTTCTACTACGATAAAAAGTGGTACGAAGCGCCCGTGGTGCTTGACCATGAAGGAGCCGCAGAACGGCAGCGCCCCGGCGGGGACAATGCGCCGGGCGTTTCCGATCTGGAAGCGCTGGCATATGTGGCCCTGTCCGATCTGGGCTTCATCCCGGAGCGGGGCCACAAGTTCGGTGTGAAGGTTGCGGGCGTGTACCAGCAGTACAACATAGAACGCGCCATGCACGAAGACGGGGAAATCATTCTGGAACTGGGGGCGCTGGGCGAAAAATGAGCGTGAATATTGGCGTTTCCATTGACCCGGCAACAATGGAGCGGGTGCAAGCCATGCTGGCGCAAGTCCCAAAAGGGGCCGAGCGGGCATTTTCAAACGCTATTAACCGGGGATTGTCAAAGATAAAAACCGGGGCGTTTCGGGAAGTCAAGCAGGTTTACACGGTGCAAAGCAGCGCCCTAAACAGCGCCACAAGCACGAATGTAAAGACCGCTTCAACTGGCGATCTGGCCGGGCACGTTCATTTTGCGGGCTATGAAATCCCCCTGTATAAGTTCAACGTAACCCCTAAAAAGGCGGGGACGGGGAAGCAGGTACGGGCAACCATGAAGCGCGGCGGCGGGGCCGTGTATGACAGCGCCTTTATAGCGGAAATGAAAAGCGGACACGTTGGAGTATTCCATCGGGAAACCCGGAAGCGCCTACCCATTTCGGAATATATGGGCCTGTCCGCCGCGCACATGGTAGGGGAAGCCGCCGTGGCCGACAAGCTACAGGAAGAAGCCCAGAAGACGGTTGACGAACGGGTATGGCACGAAGTTGAACGGATTCTGAATGGCTATGGAGGGTAAGCCATGACAGCAATTTTCCTTCTGGAAGCCCTGGAAGCCTTTGTGAAGGAACAAACCAAAAATATTATCCTGGAAGTGGAAGTGGAGCCGGGCACGGACAAGAAAGAACGCCCGGCGGAAGTTCACAAAATGCGCCTGCCAAAGAAAGAAGACGCTATAAAGCGGATTCCATATATTCTTCTGCAACTGCTGAAAGGCAAAGACGAAGTGGAAGAAAGCGGGTGCATGGTGCGGATCGTGGTTGCAACATATTCCGAAGACGGAAGCGTTGGAAGCTATGACCTGCTGAACGTGATCTTGAAAATCAAAGCGGAACTGGAACGGGTTGGAATGCTGGATGATCGGTTTGTCCTGCATTACCCGGTTGAATACCTGATTTATCCAGAAGACAACGATCCATACTTTTTCGGTGAAATGATCACGAATTGGTCATTGCCGATTATCAAACGGGAGGTTGAAGAAATATGGCAAGAGTAGCGAAAGCAAAAGCGGAAGACGCGGAAGCCGTCCAGACGGCCCAGAAAGCCCCCCAGGACGCGCCGGACGCGGAAGCGGGCACACAGATTACCACCGCAGCGGCGGACGGCCAGCAGGACGCGCCCCAGGCCCCCGCAGAAGGGGAAGACGCGGCGGAAGTGGTGAAGCTGGTATATGTGGGGCCGCAGCTTCCCCGTGGGCGGCTGAAAACCAACACCATTTTTGAGGGCACGCGGGAACAGATCCTTGCTTCCCCGGAACTGGCGGAAGTCCTGAAAAGATACCCGCTTGTCAAAAATATGCTTGTGCCAGTGTCGAAGCTGGCGGAAGCAAAAATGAAGACCAAAACGGCGGGGAATGCCCTGCATAAGTTCTATGCGGATATTGATTCCCTGATCGCGGCGGAAGGGATGGAGGGATAACAAATGGCGATTACACACGGCGTAAACGCTACCAAAAAGAAAACCAGAGTTTCCGTGCCCATTAAGGTTGCTTCCGGCGTGCATTTCGCGGTGGGAGCGGCCCCCGTGCATATGGTAGGTGGGAAGACAAATGAAGTCATTATGGCGAACACCTACGAAGAAGCCGTGCAGTTCCTGGGGTATTCCGATGATTGGAACAAATACGGCCTGTGCATGGAGATTTACAGCGCGTTTACCCTGTACAACGTGGCCCCCATTATCATGGTGAACGTGCTTGACCCCAAAAAGCACAAAAAAACGGTTGCGGCAACAGAAATGGAGCCGTTGGAAAACCAGATCATTTTGCCGCTGGAAGCCCTGGCGGACACGGTGAAGGTGGACGGAAAAACCAAAGACACGGACTATACCGTATTTTATACGGACGATAACTGCGTCATTGAGTTTTTGACGGACACCACGGCCCCGGTAAGCGTGTCCTATGAAGCGGTTGATCCGTCTATGGTGACAAAAGATGATATTATCGGCGGCTACAGCGTGACAACGCACAAAACAACGGGGCTGGAACTGATTGACAGCTGTTTCCCCAAATACACGCTTGCGCCTGATCTGATCGTGTGTCCGAATTGGTCACACGACACGGAAGTTGCGGCGGTCATGTCTGCAAAGGCGGAAAATATTAACGGCGTGTTTGAAGCGGAAGCCCTGATCGAACTGCCCAGCGACAGCGAAAACGGCGCAACCTGGTATACGGACGTGCCCGCGCTGAAAAAGCGCATGAACATTTTCAACGTGAATCAGCTGTGCTGCTGGCCTAAAGTCAAGCTGGGCGATCGCGTCTTTGACTATTCCGTACAGCTGGCGGGCAGTATGTCCAAAACCGACAACAACGGCGAACTGGGCGGCGGTACGCCCTGTGAAAGCGCGTCCAATAAGGTTTTGCGTGCTGACAGTATGGTTTTGGCGAACGGCGAGGAAGTAAGCCTGGACGTGCCGAAAGCAAACTATCTGAACGACAACGGGATCATTACCTGTGTGAACTTCTACAATGGTTTTGTGTCCTGGGGCAACTATACTTCCGCGTTCCCGGCCAACACCGATCCGGTTGACTATTTCTATAATATCAACCGAATGTTCAAGTACATTGCAAAAACGGTGATCCTGACTTCCTGGAACGATGTTGACCGCAGGATCACGCGCCGCCTGCTGGACGCGATCATGCAGGGCGTGAACTACTGGTTGAACAGCCTGACCGCAGAGGAAAAGATCCTGGGCGGGCGGGTTGAAATGCTGGAAGAAGAAAACGCCCTTACAAACCTGATGGCGGGCCGGGTGAAGTTCCATATTTACGTTACGCCCCCGTCCCCGTTGCAGCAGCTTGATTGGGTAATGGAATACGATATTTCTTACCTGCAAGTTCTGCTGTCCCCGGCGGCGTAAGGAAGGAGGGGTAAACAATGCCGAAAGTAGATCAGTTGGTCAATAACTTTTCCGTCTATGAGGACGCTATTGACTATATCGGGATCGCGGAAGTGGAGTTCCCGGAACTGGCCTGGTTGGTCGAGGAAATCAAGGGCGCGGGATTGAGCGGCAATATTGAAGCCGTGGTGATCGGACACCTGGAAGCCATGACGGTAAAATTCAGCTTCCGTACCGTTACGGAAGCGGCTGTGAAAATGAATGAGCCGCGCATTCACAACCTGGATTGCAGGGTATCACAGCAGGGGTACAACAGCAATGCGGGCACGCACAAGCAGGAAGCCATAAAGCACATTCTGCGGACGATGCCCAAAAAACTGACCGTGGGCAAAGCGGCGGTAGCTTCCCCGGCAGACGCAAGCGGCGAACACGCCGTATACTATTACGCGATCTACCGAAACGGGAAGAAGGAAACGGAAATCGATCCCGTGAACTTTATCTGCCTGATCAACGGCGTGGACTACCTGGCGGAAGTCCGAAAAGCGTTAGGCAAATAACAAAACAGGCCAGCGGCAAAACGCCGCTGGCCTGACTATATTTCAATAAAACATGGAGGAAACGAAAATGGAAGACAACAGAAACGAAGCTATGAGCCAGATCGAGAAGCAGGAAGCCACCCAGACGGCCCAGGAAGCCCCCCAGGACGCGCCGGAAGCGGCGGCGGGCACAGATACCACCACGGCGGAGGACGGCCAGCAGGCCGCGCCCCAGGACGCGCACAGCATGAACTATACGCACACCTTCAACCCGCCCGTGGAAATCCTGGGCAAGCAGTACAAAAGCCTGACCTTCTATTTCGAGAACCTGACCGGGGAAGATGTGGAAGCGGTGGAATTGGAATTGCAGGCCCGCAACGTCATTGTGCTGGACGCTTCTGTATCCAGCGCGTTCCAGTCCGGCATTGCCGCCCGCGCAGCGGGGATCGCCGCCGATGAAATCGCACGTCTTCCCTTGCGGCATTATCTCAAAATCAAGAACGCCGCGAGAGATTTTTTAGTGGCTGTGGGATACTAAAAATCCAGTATCCCGGAAATTGGATACGGAAGCAGGCGTACAGGCTTGCGCGGCTTTCCAATGCCACGCCGTTTGAGTGGATGGCCTTGCCGCTTCAAAAGCTGTTTCTGTGGATTGAAAGTATAAACGAAGTGGAAGCAGAAGACAAGGCCGCCCGCGAAAACAAGTAAAAAGGGGGCGGGAAGTAATTGGCAGGGGCGCAAAAAAACTTTGAACTTCTGTTCAAGCTAACTGCAACCCTGGGCGGAAACTTCCATAGCACCTTCAACGCGGCAAGGCAAGCGCAAGAACGCCTGGCCGCCAGCGTCAAGAATGTAAATTCCCTACAAGCTAAGATAGACGGCTACAACAAAGCAAATGCCGCTATTCAGCAGAACCAAAGCAAATTACAGCGCTTGACGCAAGAACATGACCGCTTGCAAACTGAACTGGCCCAAACGGCCCAGAAAAAGCGTGATCTTCAACGGGCAATGGAAACCGCAGAAGCGGAAGGGAACATAGAGGAATACAAGCGGCTACAAAACGAACTTTCCGCCACAAACAGGGAATACAGCAGGCTAAACGAGAAGTACAAAGCGAACCAAAACCAGATACAACAAGCTACTGCCAAAATAGAAGAACAGCAAAGAACCCTTGAACAGCTGGGGCAAGAGTTGCGGGAAGCCGGGTTAAACACGGAAGACCTGGAACGCGCAAACGAACGCCTAAAAAATTCCTATGAACGCCTGCAAGCGTCACAAGAGCGCTTAAAGAACCTAAACCAGCAGCAGGAAAAGATCAAGCAAAATATTTCTGCTACGAAAACGCAGATACTGGGCACGGTTGGAGCCTATACCGCAGTTGCGGCGGCGATCTACGCCGGGCCAGTCAAAGCCGCCCAGGACTACGAAAAAGCGCTGGCAAAGGTGAACACCATTGCGGACACGCAAACCGTGCCGCTGGATAAAATTTCGCAAGAGGTTATGGCCCTGTCCAACAAAACGGGCGT